TTAAGTTCCCCGTTAATCAGTGCTAAAACCCCACAGCCTTCTTTTGGGTACCACTCTTTAAAATGTTGTTCTATTTCTTCAATGTAAGGTAACATTAGTATTGATTCAATCCTATGAAAGCGCCAAAAGGCAATGGTTGTCTAGTGTCCTTTTCTCCTTTTACCTCTTGGTTGCTGGAGTCTTCGTTTCTTGGTAGAGCTTGGAATCTGCACTTACAAGAACTTAATTTTTTTCCACAAGCATCTTCTTGTACCCAATAAACAGATGCTAGTGCAGGAGTAGTTCCTGCAGTATTTGAGTTATGATCTCTAATACATCTCCATACTGTATCTAAGGTTACTACACCTGAAGATACACTTTTTCGTACTAAATCATCTACGACATAATTTGTTCCAGAGGCGTGTTGATTGTACGTTCTTATTTCTTTCCAATACTCTTTTCCTCCAGTAGTTCCAGGCTCTTTTTCAGTATCCCCTGTTTGAGTATATAAAGATACCCAAAACTTACTGCAGTTACTTACATAACTAGAAGTTGTATAACTTGCTCCATTTGCCCACGCAGATGAATTTACTGATACATAACTTGATTTTGCAAGCTGTCTATCTTCTACATCAAAGAAAAAATTGGAGGTGCTTGTTGCAGAAGCGCTGTCTGCATGATAAAACTTAGAGTCCTCTCTCCAGGTGCATCCTCCGTTCTTATACAAAGTATGTCCTTTGTATATCCACTGACAGTATTTACCTCTAGATTTTCTTCGAGGCAGTTCAATACCTTGTAGATCGTATATTACTGCAACTTCGAAACTTACAACTGTAGGATTCTCTCCCGCTAATCTATCAATTACATAGGTTATTTTTCCAAACTCTACTGGAGGTGTGGCACTATTGCCTGTGCCATCATCCAAATATTTTTGTAAAGTTGTTCTTCTAGTAAGTCTTTGACCAATTATATCGTGAATTGTAAATCCGAGTTGATCCTCAAATACGGAAGTTACATTAGCGACAGAAAAAGTAGGTCTGTTTAGAGCTCCATCAGATTGTAGCTCTAAGCCGTCTATGTCCATCGGAAGGGCTATATATTCATTTATCTGACTAGGAGTAGTTGCATCTCTAAAGTGTACATTTTCTAAATTGGAATCAAGTCCTGGGTGAAAAAATGCTTTTCCTCCATTCGGTAAGTCTAGTTCAAATAATGTTATAAACGCACTATCAATTTCTTGTCCTTGTACGTCTGTTGCTATCAAGTCTGTCATGCTTCATATACTCTCTTCAAAGTTACACTTGCCGAATAAAAATCATCATGTGTAAAGTTCATTTGATAATCTGTAGTTATTACCTGTACCGTTTTTTCACCACCTGTCTCATTAGAGTCCGGCAAAATTAAGTCAAACTTAGTAACACCTTTTTTACTGTCAAGAAAAGCTATAAGATCGTCTATCTCTTCTTTGCCCCTATTTGAAAAAGCAAGGGTATACGTTTCATCTATATTATTAATACCATCTACAGCTCGTTGCTCATACCCATCGCCGAAACTGTGGCGAAAAACTCTTGGTGCTATTTTTTTATTTGCAGTTTTGTCGGGGGTGTAGTAAACTGCATTTCCCGAATCGTAAATTCCTATAGTCATTATGCTACTCCGTAGGGGCTAAGTATGCCTCCATTTCGTTTTTGATTTTGTAACTCTGCTTGAACGACTTTTGCTACTGCTTTGGCGAGAGTTTTTGAATCCGCTTCTCCAGTACCGCCTTCTTGTTGCGTTCCGTCGCTTGCAATGTTAATAGTAATATTATTTTCTTGCTTGCTTCCGCCCTCTCCTGTCATTTCAACAGGGATAGATTTGCCATTTGGAAGAGGTACTACGGCCTCCGTTCCATGTAACATTACTGGATATCCTGAGTCCTTGCCTCTTGCAATACCTCCAGTAGCATAACCCGGTAGTTTTCTTCCGTCAGATATAACACTTCCGTCTCTGCTGCCAATAAGGCTGCCTAATCCCATGCTTTTTAATACTTGTAGAGCCATAGCTTCAGCTACAATTTGTGCGATTGCATTTAACATTGCATTTGCCATGCCTTTAAATGCATCTTTTGCACTTTGTGCCCCGGTAATAATATCTCTAAATGCAGTTGCTAGATTAGTTTCTAGTGCGTCTCCTATATCTTTTACCATTTGTTCTACAGGGCGCAGTTTCTTTAACTTATCTGATAGAATATCAATATTTATACCAACATCGGCTAATGCTGCGGCTTCTTCTTCGTCTATTATATTTAAGAGGGCTTGGCCTTGTCCTGGAAGTTTTGATAGAATGTTTGAAATACGGGTTTGTATTTCTTGCATTGTATCATCTACATATTCCCCCGTAGGGCCAACCAATCTATTTATTCGATCAGCTCTACCCAGCAAGTCTGCTCGCTCTTGTGAGCCAGGAGCTTTTTTCATTGCCTCTAATCTAAACTGTTCCGCAATATTCTCTCTTTCGATTGCAAGTTTATTCATTTCTTGCTGAAGAAGTTGCATTTTTACCATCTGCAAAGCATTATCTGCTTCTTGCATTTGTTTCTTCAGGGCAAACTCGTCGCGTATATCATTCTCATCTTTTGCTTTATTTAATTTTGCCGCTTCTAGTTCGAGTTTGGTTCTTTCATATTCTCTATTCTTAAGAGCGCCTCCAAAGCCTTCCTTTTCTCTCATCTGTTTATTAATTAAAACGTCTCTAGATCGAGCCTCTAAAGCTCTTCGTCTTTGAATAACAGCCAATGCTTGTTTGTCAAAATCAAGAAGTTGTTTTGCAATTTGAAGAGGTTTTTGATCAGTTTTTAAACTATATATTTCAAGCTCGATATCAACTATTTGATTGGCTAGTTGTAGTTTTCTTTCAGACTGATTTAAATCCTCTTTGGCAAGTTGTATAGCTTTTTCTAACTCTTCTTTTTTACGTTGTTGTGCTGACGTAAGATTTTTCTCGCCCTGGGCAACCTCGTCAATAAGAGTACTTAGTTCTGATTCAAGGTTGTTTCTTTTTGTTTTATCAGAGTTTACTTTTGCACCTAAAGTAGCTACTGTTTTTAATGCTGGTATCTCTATAGCTTGTGCTTGTTTTGTTACAAGTGCGGCATCTTGAGTTAGCATTTTTCGTTTGTGTAGTGCTGTATTAATTTTTTCTAGACGTTGTATTTCTTTTTTTGCATTTGCTTCGTCTGTTCGTGCTTGTTCAACAACAGGATTAGGAGTATAGATGCCAAATGCTCCAAGAGCTTTATCCATAATACCAGGTTTTAATTGGTTTTGGACTTGTTTAGCTGCTTTTATTATTTCTTTTTGCTTTGCGATTGCTTTTTCAGCAGCATTCTGAGGAGCAAGACTTGTGTAAAAATCTTTAGTAGCATCTTCGGCATCTGTAACAGTTTTTTGATAATTTTTAAATAAATTAGTTATCTTATTTACGTTTTCCAAAGCCGTTTTAATTTGCTCTTGTGTAGCGTCAGGATCTCCAAGCAGTGCTTTGTATGCGCTGAATGCCTTTGCTTTTCCGAATTTCTTTTCAAGACTACTAATAGCCTTTAGTTGTAGATCTGCAAACTTTCCTGCATTTATTTCAGCATCGGTAAGTGCCTCTGGGCTGTCAAAGTAGGAACCAAAAATATCACGAATTATGCCAGCTTCTACTCTTCCTGGGGCGGCTTCTTTAAGCGATGGATAATACGACTGGCCTATGTATGTAAGAAATCGCTCCGATAAACTTCTATCTTTTTTCTGAATTGCGTCTCTAACACGTAAGTATTCTTGTCCATTCTTTTCTGTAAAAGAATTAAAATCTTTGAATAGGCTAATAGATTCTTCTAGATTAAGAGCTCCTAATACGCCTCCAGTTGCTCCAAATCTAGATATACCCTGTCCTCCTGTACCCTCCTCGGAAAGTATATCTTGTACTGCTATAAAAGTTTTGTAGTCTTTTGTTAGGTCTTCAATTTTTTGCCTATGATCTTCTAGTGCTTGGGTTGCTCCGTCTATAGCGGAGTCATCTCTGAATAACTCAAAAGCTGTTTTAATAGCTGTTACAACCATTAATATAGTACCCAAAGCTCTAATTGCTTTTGCTCCAAAAGAAACTATTGCTGCCGCTGCGGATCTTACAGTAGTTGTTAAACCTTGCCAAGCTAATTTCATGCGCTCTACTGCACTTACAGTCCCTGCTGCTTTTTGCTTTTCTAAACCGTCTAGTTTGTTTACCATGTCGGCGTACATTCGTACAACTTCTACGGTTAAGCCTTTAAACATACCTTTTTGAATTACTGTGCTTCCAGCAACATCGAGATTAAGTGCAGATAGACCTCTTTTTATGCTTGCTCTCGCTTGAGGGGTAATAACACCCGTAGCACCAACATTTTGAAGAAGTTTAGATCCTCCTTTATATTCAGGCATTCTAAGGATGGCTTGGCTTGTATTCTGAATAGTTCTCTTTTGAGTTGCTATGGCTCCTGTAAGATCTAAAACCTGAGCTTTTTGTGCCGTATAAGAAGCTTTTGCGGCATCTGCTAATCTTGTTTGCTCTTCTGCTGCGTCTTTTAGACTAAACCCTAATGCCTTTAAAGGGCCGGATGCAAGAACTGCAAAACCTGCACCTGCAAGAGCAGGAGTTTCAGAAAGTACTTTTGCTAATGCATTTGCCACAGGTAAAAGTGCATTTTGTATAGTCATTACTATATCATCGAAACTTTTACCTAGTTGTGCAAATTGGTTTGTGGCACCTCCACCAGTTACGGCAAGAATCCTTGAATATTTATTTTCTGCTTGTCCAAGAACTTCATTGGCTACTGCCTGGCTTTTTTGGAATTGAGTTAGATCTTTTGCATTTATGCCGAGAGCTCTTGCATAGTTTTCACTTGCTTTTTCAAGACGAAGGATAATACCTAATTCATCAAGTAGTTCTGGCTCTGCTTTTGTAACACCTCGAACAAGGCGATTAAAGGAATCTGTAACATCTCTACCAAGTACAGCGGATGCATCTTTTGCTGCTGTACCTAGCCTTTTGAGTTGGTCTGCGGACAGACCAGCTGCGGTACCGATCGCTGCAGCTTGAGCCGCGTCTCTAAACGTTATTTGAGCATCGGTAGCCTCTTGAATATCTTTTGTAAGTGTTCTCATTGCTATGCCTGTTGCTGAGGCATACGCTAACTGACCTTGTTGAAGCACTGAGAGTTCTGCGGCTCTCTTGAAGAAACCAAAAGCAGCAGTAAGAGCAAACATTTGTGCAGCGAAAGTAGCATAAGCACCAACTAATCCTCCCATGCCTTGAGACATTTTAGAAAAGTTTTTACTGGCATTTGAAGATGCTTGAGCCGCACCTTTGATGTTGCGATCTGCGGTATGGGCGCTTCTACCAGTTTTGTCAAGATTCTCCGAAGTTTTCTTCGCGTCAAGACCTAGCTTTCTAGTAGTGCCATTATCGTCTACGTTTACATCTATCTCAATTTTATTTTTAGCCATTAGCCTTTAACATTATGGGTGTATTGTTTTCCACCGCTTGCCGACGCTTTTCTTTCTTCGGCTTTTCTTTTTTGAGCCGCTCGCTGGGCTCTGTACTCGACTATTATGCCTTCGTACATTTTCATAATATATAAAGTTTCTTTTTGGTTTTGAATTTCATGTAGATTGAGTAAGTATTCTACATTACCCCACCGTTTTCCTAGGTATGCTCCAGAGGTTCCTTCCCAGTTATCCTCTAAAAAGCTAAATACAAAAAATGCCACTTGAACCTCCGCAGGAAAATCTTCG